GCCAAAGCCTTTGCGGCCGATGATAAAGCGGCCAGAGTCTTAACACAGTCCTTGAACAACTTAGGCTTAGCCTTTGCAGATCCTTCAGTTCGTACCTTTATTGCAGATCTTGAAAAGCAATTCGGTGTCCTCGATGATCAACTTCGCCCGGCATTCCAGCGCTTATTAACAACTACTGGAGATGTCACTAAAGCCCAGTCATTGCTTCGCACCGCGCTCGATCTTTCAGCGGCCAGCGGAGCTGATGTGGTCTCAGTGGCAGGCGATCTTTCAAAGGGCTTCGTGGGGCAGACACGCGCCCTTGCTAAATATGGCATTGGTTTAACTCAAGCAGAACTCAAGGCTATGTCCTTTGAGGAAGTCCAAACACGCATCAACGATCTATTCGGCGGTCAAGCAACGGTTGCAGTTGATACTTATGCAGGAGCGCTACAGCGCCTATCAGTAGCGGGCAATAACGCTAAAGAAATCATTGGTGGTGGCTTACTTGATGCACTCGCAGCCCTTGGAGGCGGTGGAGAAGGTGGACTTACTAACACTCTTAATCTTATTGAAAAGACTTCAACTGCACTTGCTACCTTCGTGCGCCGCTTCGGCGTTGGAGTTGGTCAGTTAGCAGCCCTAGCGCGTGGAGACTTGCAAGCCTTCCGAGCAATAGGTGAGACCGAGATGAACCGCGGTCGAGACATGTCTGGTATTACTCCAGCGATTAGAGCAGAATTAACTAAAGCAGCAGCCGACAAGGCAGCAAAAAAGAACCGCGATGCTTTGCTCAAGACAACTAAAGAGCAGACTAAAGCGATCAAAGAACAGACAGCGCTGCAAAAGGCTGGCACTTTATTCGATATTCAACAGGCTCAGATCATCGCTGCACTTAAGGGCAATATCACCGATGAGGAACGCAAGCGCCTAGAACTGCAACTGGCTATCTTGACTGGTAATACATCAGAGGCTTCTAAACTTGCTGGAGAACTAGCGAAGTCCCAAGGTCTATCTAAAGAGTTAGCAGCGTACCTAGCAAGCCTTCCAGATGCCAAGAACCCATTTACTGCATGGAAGTCTTATTTAGACATGCTAGAGGAACAGGCTAAGCGTATTGCCAATGTTCAGCCCGGCGTGCCTAGTTCAGTTGGTGCGCGTGTACCTACTTACAACGGTGCTGCGATAGACACAATAACTTCTAGTTATGGCATAGGTGGCGCATCTGCTGGGGTCGATAAGGCTGGTAATGTGAATGTTTATGTTCAGGGCAATGTCGTAACAGAAAGCGATCTAGTCGAGGCAGTTCGTAATGGACTTCTTGAAGGATCTCTATCAGGTTCAGCTTCTAGTATCGGCAGACTTAAAGGATCGTTCCAAGGATAATGGCACTTCCTGCTCAGATCACAGTATCCTTCGACTTTTCATCGGGAGCGACATTCGGATATCCGCTAACGTTAAATGACCCAAAGTATGGCTTATTAGGTACTGGCACTTTGGGTTCCGAAATTCTTAATAAGGTCGTTGATCTAACTCCAGATGTTCGTCAAATTAGCATTCGCCGCGGGCGCAATATCATGCGCGACCAATATGAAGCGGGAACTTGCACAGTTCGAGTTTTAGATCCTAACTCTTATTTTAATCCGCAGAATGTTGCCAGCCCTTATTTTGGCTTTTTAACTCCGCTTCGTAAGTTGCGCGTTGCTGCAACCTTTGCTGGCACAACATATTTTCTCTATTCTGGCTATACCACCGACTACAAGTACACCTATCCTCAAGGCCAAGAAACAGGTTATGTGGACATTGTATGTTCTGATGCTTTGAGGCTTATGCAACAGGCTACGGTTACTACCGTTGCGGGCGCTACAGCTGGGCAAGATACTGGAACCCGAATTGGCAAGATCCTTGATCAAGTCCAATGGCCAGCAAATATGAGAACTCTAAATGCCGGAGCAACGACCTGTGTGGCCGATCCAGCAACTTCCAGAACTTCTTTGGACGCTTTATTCAATGCAGCCTTTTCGGAACAAGGCGCGTTCTACATCGATGGGTCTGGAACCGCGGTCTTTAAAAACCGTTCTAATACCATAAGTTCAGCCAGTGCCACTCCTATCGAGTTTAATCAAACTGGTGGCATTCCTTATTCAAATCTTACTTTTGCTTTTGATGACAAGTTAATTATTAACTCTGCTGGTATGACTCGCGTGGGCGGCACTCAGCAGGTCGCGGAGAATGCAACTTCGATCGCTAAATACTTCCCGCATCAACTCAACCAAGAAAACCTGGTGGCTCAGACCGATGCGGATACTTTAAACATCGCTCGGATCTATGTGGCAACACGCCAAGAAACCACGATCCGTATCGATGCCATGACTATTGATCTTTTAGATACTTCAGTTCCAACTGGAACAATTCTTGGAATTGACTACTTTACGCCGCTAAAGATTACAAACATTCAGCCAGATGGTTCGACTATTGTAAAAAATCTTCAATGCCAAGGCTTTGCTTGGAATATCACTCCAAATCAAATGCAGGTAACAATGACCACGCTTGAGCCTATAACAGATGGGTTCACACTAGACAGCGCCGTACAGGGTATAATCGATACCTCAGTATTGGCTTATTAGGAGATAAAATGGCAGGTGCAGGATACAAACTATACGCGACAGGTGATGTTCTTACTGCCGCGCAGGTAAATACTTACCTTCAAGAGCAGACCGTCATGGTCTTTGCTGATGCTGCCGCTCGAACAACAGCCTTGGCAAGCGTTCTAGCTGAAGGAATGATCTCTTACCTCAAAGACACCAATTCGACTGAGTACTATTCGGGTTCAGCATGGGTCGCTATCGGCGGTGCAAGCGGGGGAATGACCTCTATTGCTAGTGGCAGCCTCAGCGGTAGTGCATTAACTTTAAGTTCAATCGCTGGCACATACAAAAACCTTCAACTAATAATTCGAGATGTTCTGACTTCTGCCGACACAAGCATTGCTATTAGATTAAATAACGATACAGGCTCTAACTATCGCAATACTGGAACCTTAAATATAGCCACAGGTGGGCCGAACGTCTTAATTGGCGGTGAAGGTACTTCATGGGAAGTATCAAACACATCTTTAGACAATGTAGACAATAACAATGCTATTCAATTTAATCTTTTTGATTATGCCAACGGCACAAGTCAAAAACTTGGTTCAGCCATGACAACTTTTACATCTAGCGGTAATGGTAAAGCCATGACCAATATGGCACTTGGTTATTATTCGGTTACAGCAGTTACAAGAATTGATGTTTTTCCTGGATCTGGAACTTTTTCAGGCGGCACATATGTACTTTACGGAGTAAACTAATATGAAAAAACTAGAACATAATGTTGAAACAGGCGAAATCCGCGAAATCGAAATGACTAAAGAAGAAGTCGCTCAGCGTGAGTTAGATGAGCAGGCACACGCCAATAAGGTTGCAGAAGAAGAAGCCAAGGCTGCCAATAAAGCTGCCCTGTTAGATCGATTAGGCATCACAGCTGAGGAAGCCGCACTACTACTGGCATGAAGCCAAAGTTATGCAAAGCCGGTCAACAACTTCGTGAACAGTTCGATGACTGCTTCAGCGACCGTGATCGTACCTCGGACGGTTGGATCGGCGATAGTCGGCACTCAGCTCGTAAGTCTGACCATAATCCAGATGGCGAAGGCTGGGTTCGTGCCATTGACATTGACCGCGATTTATCCGGCAGACCTAAGCCCGACCTCATGCCCGATATGGCGGATCAACTTCGTCTCTTGGCAAAGTCTGATAAGCGCATCTCGTATCTCATCTTTGACGGCAAAATTGCAAGCGCCAAAAGCGCTTGGCGCTGGAGAACTTATACTGGGATTAACAAGCATCGCCATCATCTCCATGTCTCGTTTAGCATCAAAGGCGATAACGATGGTTCGTTCTTTAAAGTACCGTTACTAGGAGGCCAAGCATGAACATGAAAAATCCTTATTTACTCACAGCAGGTGCATTTTTATCTGCTTGGGCAGCTTCTAACTTTGCAGCAGATTACCGCTCGATCCTTTGGGCTGTTCTTGCTGGGGTCTTTGGATATGCGACACCTAAACGATGACACCAGCGGACTACTTAAATCTTTATATTGCCACTCTTGCGATAGTGGGTGGATTAGCGGGCTATGTGATCACGCACTTGCTGTCGGAGATCAAGCGACTTAATGCGCGTGTCGATGAGATCTACAACATACTCTTAGAGCGATAATTTAATCATGGCGCGTAAGAAGGCTATCGACTTAGAGGCTTACTCTATGCTCGATCAGTATTGCATCGGGCTAAATGAATATTACAAATCGCTCAGACGAGCAGGGTTCACACCTGAATTGGCTTTGGCTATTTTGCTTGAACCTTTAACTTACCCGGCAACGATCCTTCCAACACCTAACTGGCTTCCTGAACTTCCTGGACGAGTGCCTTATGACGATGACGATGATGAGGATTAACCATGAAAAGAACTGTAATCGTTCCCGATCTACAAGTTCCATATCACGATGAAGTTGCTGTCCGCAATGTTGCAAGTTTTATTAAGGCGTACCGTCCAGATAGCGTTATTACACTCGGAGATGAAATCGATCTCCCACAGATCAGTCGATGGACAGAAAACACACCGGGCTGGTACGAACAGACACTAGCTGAGGATCGAGACCAAGCAGTCGAGGTTCTTTGGTCTTTGACTGAACATGCCAAGTCTGCCCATATGATAAGAAGTAATCATACGGATCGTTTGTATAACGTGATCATGAAAAAGATCCCTGCATTCTTGGCATTGCCAGAGTTAAAGTTCGAGCGCTTCATGCGTTTAGACGAGTTAGGCATCACCTATCATAAGAAGCCTTACACCTTCGCTAAGGGCTGGGTAGCAGTTCATGGAGATGAGCAGGGCATAAACCCTAACGCGGGTCTTACAGCCCTTGGAGCGGCCCGTAGGCACGGTTTAAGCGTTGTCTGCGGTCACACTCACAGAGCGGGCGTATCGGCCTTTACAGAGGCTTCTGGGGGCAAAATAGGGCGTATTCTGCGAGGCGTAGAAGGCGGTCATCTAATGGATATCCGTAAGGCAGGCTATACCAAGGGAACGATGAATTGGCAGCAAGCCTTTATCATCGTTGAGGATAGCCAAGTCACCCTAATCAACATTGAAAAGGACGGCACATTCGTGGTTGCTGGTCGGCGTTATGGACGATCTCGATAACGACATAAGGCGCACGATCGATGATGCGATGGACGATGGAGAATTGTTACCATACCGTTACCTAAATATGCTTGACCGAGCCTAGAACAGGCGTATCGTTCTACTTGTGGAAGTGAGAAATACTCACAGAAACGAAAGGGCAAATAAAATGAGTCAAGCAAAACACTATGTAAGAGTAGAACTAGCAAATGGCAAGACTTTTAATAAGTTCTATGGCAATACTTCAGAAGCTGATATCTCCTTTCACTTACAGGATTACAAGCGCGATGGCGAAAAGTACGGCATCAAAGTAATCGGAGTATGGCATCAAGATAACTCAGTCTGCCCAGAATGGGCGGTGGCATAATGAACGCAGATATAGCAATTACTTTATCGATAGCAGTCGGCATGTTAATTGGCTTTGGCTTTGGTTATGGCAAAGGCTTTGAGCATGGCAAGATCAAGGGTCGTATCGCAGCTCGTAAGATCGCTCGTCAGCTAGAGCAGGTCGGCCGATGAATGCTAGAGACTATCTCAACGAAGCAAGAGCAACTATCCAAGACCGAGGAATGGATTACGGTCACCCAACTGACAACATGGCAAGAACGGCTGCCCTCTGGTCGAGTTATCTGGAAATGCCGATTACTGATTACCAAGTCGCGATGTGTATGGCACTTGTCAAAATAGCCCGAAGTATGGAAACTGCAAAGACTGATACCTATGTTGATCTAGTGGCTTATGCTGCTATTGCAGCGCAACTGCACACAGAGGAGAATGAGCAATATGTTTAATCTTGAGGATTACGAAACAGTCGAGGAACGCTTAGTCAAGTTCTGGAAGGAACACCCAGATGGTCGAATTGAAACTACTTTGGTTGAGTCAACGCTTCAGCGATTTATTGTTAAGGCTGCTGTTTATCGAACTGAAGTTGATGCATCGGCTTGGACAACTGGCTATGCAGAGGAGACAGTCTCAACGCGAGGAGTTAATTCTACGAGCGCTCTTGAAAACTGCGAAACGAGTGCGATCGGTCGGGCATTGGCTAACGCAGGCTATGTTACGAAAGGCAAACGCCCTAGCCGCGAAGAGATGTCTAAAGTCAAAGCAGGTGAACCAAAGCCTTTCGCAGAGAAGTTAGCAGACAAGATAACCATGCCGGTCGAGGACGATCCTTGGACAAGTAAGTCAGTAGAAGCTGCGCCATCGAGTGCAGATGCAATAGCGCTAGTTCAGGAAGTATTGGGCGCAACTAAGATCGATAAAGACATTCCGCATTGTGCCCATGGTGAAAGAGAATGGCGTACTGGAAATAAGAATGGTAAGGCTTGGGCAAATATGAGTTGCTCTGCTAAGCCTATGAATGGTGAGCGTTGGTCAGAAGTCAATAAATGCGACCCTATCTGGTATGTGATCGATGCGAATGGCTCATGGAAACCTCAAGAGGCACGCGCATGAGCGGCTTGCAGTTTATGAACCAAGACGGTGAATGGGAGAACTTCCCAACCGATGATGAACTAGCAGAAAAGGCTAAACACCAGGAATTGCTAAACAGCATTCAGGTTCGGATTATCTGTCACCTATGTAATGAGCCAGTACCACGCGAAGAATTAGCATTCTGGGTTCAAGGAACTGTCCTTACTTGGTCATGCAAGAAGTGTCACGCAGTTAATGTCTCAAAGTAGAAAACACCGCGGCTTTCGCACAGAGCGAGTAGTCGCAGAGTATCTGAGGCGCTGGTGGGAAGGCGCATCAGTAGGTCGAGGTTCTGGTCGCGATGTAATCAATGTTCCGTTCGACTGCGAAATCAAAGCCAGAACTAAGATCAGTCCGAAGGAAACACTCCACCAGATCGAAACTAGAACAGCCAAGAGCGGCTTATTGGGGTTCGCTTGCTTTAGGCTCAATGGTCAAGGCGAACATGCTGAGGAATATGTAGCAATGCTGCGCCTTGGCGATCTGGTGGAGTTACTTCTAGCTGCGGGATACAAGGATCGCAAAGATGTGATCGAAGATAAAGACATAACCAGATGCCTAGACTGTGGCATATATGCACTAGGTGAACGATGCAAGTTCTGCCGGGAGGAGCAATAAATGCCAAAAGCAGGCGATGAACGAAATGTATTACCAGAGGCGTTACATACATGTTATTGCGGTTACTCGCTGTTATCTGCTTGGGGCTTCCTCGGTCAGAAAGAGGTTAGCCGCATGATGCTAAGCCACTTGCAGACTATTCATGGAGTCGAGAAGTAATGCCCATATATGAGTTTGAATGTACGAATGATCTATGTGAGGCTAACTTGCGTTACGAGAAGGAGTTAAAGATTAATGAACCACACGATGTTGAATGCGGGTTCTGTCATGAACCGATGCGCAAGATATACAGCTCTTTCGGGATCTCGTTTAAAGGTACTGGCTTCTACTCTACGGATAAATAGTTATCAACATCTGTGGATAAAGTGTGCGCAATACTTCACAAAGCGCTCACGCCACGCCGATGTTATACACATGCTTGACTCAGGCGGTACACTATCGGCTAGAAGCCATCAAGGCTTCAACTCGCGCCTGAAAGGCGTAGCGCGAGGGTTAGCCGTCGTTATTGGGCTATCTCTATCTATTGCAAGCATTGATAGATCAGAGGCTTCAATGGTGCCTTTAAAAGTATTAGCAAATAAGCAACTAACAGATAAGCAATACAACTGTCATAATGAGATCGTCTATATAGAATCTAGATGGAACATCGATGCAGTTAATGGATCTCATCATGGTTATTACCAGATGCGTACTGAGTCTATGAAGGATAAGCCTTATGACTATCAGTTCTATATCTATTGGTATTATGTATCTAAGAGATATGGTCTTGACTACGAGATACCGGACTATTGCAAGGCACTACATCATCTAAAGACTAGAGGCTGGCAGTAATGGCAAAGCGTGGAGATCCTAGATTAACGCGAGACTATAAAGCCTTTCGCTTAAAGGTATTGGCAAGGGATCAATGGTCATGCTTCTATTGCTCAGCACCAGCTGCAACAGTTGATCACATCATTCCAATTAGCAAAGCGCCTGATCTAGTAGTCAACTTTGAGAACGCGGTCGCTTGTTGCCAGTCATGTAACAGCAGCAAGGGCAGCCGTAATCAAGCCAATTTTCTAGGTAGAGTGCCTACCCCCCCTGTCTTTTCTGGCTTCCCCTCCCCAACACGATCGGAAATAGCCCAAGACAGTCCGTTTACCAGCCGACCCGATCCAGATCA